TCTTCCACGCTCTTTAGATTTTTGCAAAGCTTTATGAAATCCGCCTTACTTTTTTCTTTCAGCATTTCATCTGATAGCTCATGCGTCAATATAGGTCTTCCCATCAATTCTCTTGCATAGGCATATACATATTTTCGGTCATCACCAGTTAGCATACAAATTCCCGTATAGAGCTCAATGATAGCCGCTTCACGTTTCGTCATCGCTTGCCTCCTGATTTAACTTCATCAGTTTTTCCATGTACCACTCCGCCTTTTCAATATCCTCTGAGCCATTCTTCCGATCTGCACGAAAACGATATTTATATACGTTGCACATACAAAAGCACCGTACAGCATCCATGCCAAACAAAGCAATCATCTCGTCAATACACTCATACTTACCTTGATAGTGAACCGGATGATTCACATTGTCTGGTGCTTTCTCTATTGGAATACTCTCTTCTGTATTTTCTAACGGGATGAAACAGTCATACTTACCCGAAAGATTTATACAACGCCTGCACGGCTCCGCTGCTGTTCCTTGTTTACAAAATTGACAATTCAAACAAATAGCACGCATTTTTCAATCATCGCCTTTCAGTTCTTTCTGACAGAAATCAGAACAGCATATCCCTTCATCTGTTATCTGTATTGTTTTCTGCCCTGTATTCTCGCAAACAATGCCACCCTGTTTCTGCGTAATAACCGCAGCAGGTGTCCGGATGACTCTTGTGTTTTTGGACTGGTTTGCATATTTGCAGTTTACACAATCGTTCATTCTGCCTGTCCCCATTCAAATTTTTTCCCGATGGCTTTTGATTGCTTCCAGTTAAAGGGCTTTTCCAGAAATTCCGGGTTGTCGTAAATATTACCGACCACTTCCAGCAATGCTAAGCCTTGCATGTAACCGATTACATTTTTGGTGATATTGTGCAACAGAAAGCTTGAATGCTCTGGAGACCATTTCGCAACCACGATTTCTTTTGTCTTCACATTTTGAAGGATGTCCCCCTCAAAAATCTGATTGCCATTTCTATCAATTGAATCCGTATACTGTCCAATCGTGTCAGTATATACAGCGTGTTTATCAAAATTCGGTTCGGTTTGATAAATTACAGAAAAGTCTCCCTTTCCTTGCATAACACCGTTACCATAAAACCAACTGCTTTCCATGGGCGAACCGTCTAAACGAACCTTTTCTCCTTTTCTTCTTTGCTGCCCTCTAAATAATAACGAACGCTTGCTATGTAGCAATTGCAGATTTTCCTTTTGTTTTGCAACTTTTCGCACTTGCTGCCGAGCATTCCAGTCTAAACAAGCCTGATATTTATTCGAAAACCATTCGCCGGTACTGTTATGTACGGCATTCTTGGAGCAGAACAGCTTGTAATGATGTCCATGCTCATACACATAGTGAATTTTTGGTATTGACCCACAAACTGCACAGCGTTTTAGGTGCTTAACAAATTGATTCACGCTGTTTCCTCCTTTAAATTCCTGCAATGCTCTATGAAATCCGCCTTGCTTTTTCCTTTTACTTGTTTTGTCATGTGTGTTTCTCTTCTTTCTGTTTTCTCTGCCGGAGCAGCCACCGCAGGAACTTTGCCCCACAGGCAGCCAGCACACCCTCCGACAGGACAATACAAATCCACCAGAACATGGTTTCTTCCAACAACCCCTTTCACTATACAGCGATTTTCGGGAAAAACTTGTACGCAAACGTACAAGTTCCCCGAATCCTTTACAGAAATGTTACACTTTTTGTTGCATTTGGGGGAAA